CTTTCTTTAATATTTCAGTGCTGCACTACTGATAGCTAGATTATAGGAGAATATTACTGCTAAATCAAATAAATTATGAAAGGGGGCAATAAAGATGATGAGCTTAGAAAAAAGGATATCAAAGCTAGAAAAGAAAAATGCTGTTCTTGAGTATCGGCTCAAAGAACAGCAGAAGGTTATTAAAGAATTAAAGCCATGGACTGAAAAAATAGAAGAAATGCTCAAGGGGTTAATTGAAAATCCATTCGGTACTAAATAAAAAAGTAAGGGGGCTTACCTTTGTCAGACTTTTTAACCGAGTTTAAGCGATACATGAAAAGGGATTTAAGTGCCCCTGAGCAGCTGAGGCTTGAAAGAATCAAAAAAGGTCAGGAGAGCTTTAGGGAATATTGCTTATTAATAAATCCCAGCTTTTTTAAAAGAATAAGGACTTATCAGGATACCATATGCAATGATTTACAGGCATTCTATGAAAATAAACTTATAAATCCAATAACCGGAGAGCCGTACCCCATCTTTATACTCAACGTTCCGCCCGGCTTCGGTAAATCATATACAGCTTCGCTTTTCACATCATGGATATATGGGCAAAACAATAAAAATCAGGTCATAGAGGTATCTTACAATCAGTCCTTATCCATACAGTTTTCAAAGACCGTAAGAGATTTGATTAACGATGAGGAAATTGCAGGAGACCCTAATTATTTTGTTGTAAGAAGTTTCTTTCCAGACGTAAAAATTAAATACGGTGATTCCGCTATGGAGCGCTGGAGCCTTGAAGGTTATTACAACTCCTATCTTGCTACAAGCTTTGAGGGCTCTATAACCGGTATGAGGGGTTCGGTGGGCATCATTGACGACCCTATTAAAAATGCCGTAGAAGCCGTAAATGAAAGAGTTAAAGAAGGACACTGGAATTTCTATAAGAATACTTTTGCATCAAGAATCTTAGACGGAGGCAAGCAAATAATTATACAAACACGCTGGGCATCGGATGACTTAACAGGAAGGCTTTTGCAGGAATTTCCTGAACGCTGCTATGTACTTACGATGCAGGCTCTTGATGAAAATGGAAAAAGCCTTTGTGAAGACTTGTATTCTACAAAGGACTTACAAGAGAAAAAACGTACCCTTGACACAAGCTTCTGGATGGCAAACTATGAGCAGGTTCCAGTGGATATACAGGGGGCTTTGTACGGCAAATTTAAGACATATGATGCAGTAGACGAAAGCCGTTTTGAGCGGATTATCAACTACACTGATACGGCAGACCAAGGCAGTGATAGCCTGTCCTCTTTATCCGGCGGCATTATAGACGGCTACATCTATATTACAGATATTTATTACACAGACGAACCCATGGAGGTAACGGAGCCGGAGCTTGCAAGGCGGCTGGATTTATATCGTGTAAGGGAGAGCATTATAGAATCCAATAACGGCGGCAGGGGTTTTGCCCGAAACGTCATATCTAAGCTCAAAGCACGGAAGAATAAGCGATGCCATGTAACTTGGTTTCACCAGACGAAAAATAAGCGTACCCGAATATTGGTTAATGCTTCAAGCGTAATGGAAAAAATCATCATGCCTGAAGGCTGGGAGAAAAAGTATCCGGAGTTTTACAAGGCGCTTATGGGGTACCAGCGTAAAGGCAAAAACGCCCATGATGATGCTCCGGACGGACTAACAGGCTTGCTTGAATTTGCTATCGGTGAAGTCAAGGGCATAAAGAAAGCCCGTGTGGGCAATCGCAGAAGATTAGGATTGTAGGTGCAAAAAATGATAAGATTGGATTTAAGTAACGGGCTTACCGGGGAGCAAATCGGAAAAATAATAGATGTGTATGCCTCGGAAATGACCCGATTTGAAAGGCTGGAGCAATACTATAACAATGAAAATGCAATATTACAGCGCTATATAGACCCGCCGAAGCCTAATAATAAAATCGCGCATAGCTTTTGTAAGTATATAACAAATATGGCTACGGGCTACTTTATGGGGAAAGGCGTAAGATTTATCATACAGGACGATAAATATAAAGAAGCTTTTACCAAGGCTTTAGATGAAGAATATAACAAAGATATTATGTTTGAGCTTGCAAAGGAAGCCTCTAAGTGCGGCATTGCTTACGAACTGCTGTATATAAACGAAAACACCGAGCTTCGGAGTAAAATGTTTGGTGCAAAGGATTTTATCCCGATATACAGCCATAGCGTAGATGAATTTTTGGAAGGCGCAATCAGAGTATGGCAGGAAAAGGACATATTTACTGACAAAGCTACTAATTACGCCTCTTTATATACCGCTGCCGAAATAATTACATACAGAAAGCTCCCCGAGGAAAAAACATACACAGAAATGGAACGCAGTCCTCATGGGTTTGATGATGTGCCGGTTATCGTATACCAGAACAATAAAGAGCGCAAAGGTGATTTTGAGGACGTTATAAGCCTTGTAGACGCTTATGACAAGGCACAATCCGACACGGCTAATGATTTTGAGTACTTTACAGACGCCTACCTTGTTATAGCTGGAGCGGGCGGGGGCTTGGAGAGCGGCTCTGATGAGGACGATGACGATGAAGAGGATAAAGGGAATAAAGCTATAAAGACCCTAAAAAAAGAAAGAATCCTCTTCGTTGACGAAAAAGGCCAAGCCCAGTGGCTTATTAAAACTATAAATGACGTAGCGGTAGAAAATTATAAAGAGCGCATAAAAAAGGATATGTTTTTTCTGGCGCAGGTACCGGCTCTTACCGATGAGAGCTTCGGGAATAATCTCTCCGGCATTGCTATTAAATATAAACTTATTGGACTTGAGGAATTATCCGTTATAAAAGAAAATAAGTTTCGAGCAGCCATTCGAAAAAAGCTAAAGCTTATCACGGAATGGCTAAACCTTATAGGAAATACGGCTTATAATGCGGACGATATCGAAATCCTTTTTGACCGCAATGTCATTGAGAATCTCACAGAAATAATTGAAAATGTCAGCAAGCTTGACGAAATAACCAGCAAGGAAACGCAGCTGGGTCTTCTCCCTTTTATAGACGAACCAAGGGAAGAATTCGAAAAGATTTTACAGGAGCAGCAGCGGGCAGATTATTATGATACTGTACATGAGCATGATTTTATAGAGGATAGTGAGGACGGTCACGATTAATGGATTTAATGGCAAAATCGTCACAAAAATACTGGGAGCGCCGGGCTTTAAGGGATTATATAAAAATAGTCAATCGAACAGAAGAATACATACATAAGGAGCTTCGGGACTTTTATAAATCAGCATCAGAAGATATAAATAAAGATATCGAAGCTTTTTACCAAAAATATGCTGACAAGGAAAAAATCACTTTGCAGCAGGCCAAGAGGAAAGTTAAGACCGCTGACATTAAAGATGCCAAGATTAGCGAAGCGGCGAAGGCGAAGCGTAATATTACAAGACTTGAGCTTATACAATATCAAATAGATGCAAGGGTATCCGAGCTTTACGATGATGTACAGGCAAATATATACGACTACCTGTACAAGACGTATGGGGCAGGATATACCAGCGCTATCGGTATAACCGGGGCCGAGGATTATTTAAGCTTTACCCTGCTCAGCCGAAAGGCAATTGAAGCCGCTATCCTGCAAAACTGGAGCGGAAAAAACTTTTCAGAGCGTATTTGGGGGCATCGGAAAAATCTCGGCGAAGAACTTAGACGAAACATTGTAAGCGGTCTCATTAAGGGCGAAGGCGTTGATAAGATGTCAAGGCGTATCTCCAAGCGGATGGACGTTAAGTTTTCCGATGCAAAGAGGCTTGTTCGTACAGAAAGTAATTACATTTTTAATAAGGGTGCGCTGGACGGCTACGCTGAATCCGGCATCGTAAATGATTATCAATACCTTGCTACTCTTGATAACCGCACCAGTCAGATATGCCGCTCTTTGGATAACAAGATTTTTCCAACGGCAGAAGCCGAGCCGGGCAGAAATTATCCCCCCACGCATCCCAACTGCAGGAGTACCACGGTAGCATACTTTGGCGAAGACTTGAGCAAAACGGTACGCCGGGCAAAGGCGGACGGCGAAAGCTATCTTGTATCGGCCGATACTAATTACGGCAGCTGGCGCAGCGGTTTAACCGATGAACAAAACGCTGCTATGGAAACCGACCTGAAAATGAGCAGGGATAAAGTTTCGGACAAGGCACAGTTTGAAAGGTATAAAAAAATATTAGGTTCCGATGCGCCGAAAAGCCTTATAAAATTCCAGCAAATAAAGTATAATAATAGTGAAGTATATGACTTGATAAAATTAGATTATAGCCGAAGGAATCGCTTGATAAATCATCCGGAACTGGCGTTACCAAATGCGAATAAGGCTACGGCTGCTGACGCTAAGTTTGAAAAATATCTTTTTAACCCGGAAAACCCCAAAGGATACGCCAAAGGAAAGGCCTTTACGAGTAGATTAGGGTACGACATTTCCAACTGGCAAGAGCTCGAAAAAGAAATACTGGAAAAATCAATTATGTTTCCTGCAAAGGATAAAGGCGAAAATGGGTATGGAACTCAATATGAGCAAAAATTAATTCTATACGGAAAGACCAATAAACCTACAAATGTTATTATCGGCTGGCTGACAAAAGATAATGAAACATGGCTGACATCGGCATATATAAAGGAGGCGAGCAAATGAAGCTACAGGAATACCAAGACGTTATCCTAAAGGATGGCAAGGAGGGCTGTATTGTTGAAGTACTAAGCGATACTGATTTTTTGATAGACATAGGCAGCTCCCCTGCTGATTGGGATACAATATTTGTAAACATTAAAGAAATTGACTTAGAGGCAACAAAAAGACTGGCTCAGGCATAGACCTGACGGTCTTTTTTTATTGCAATGAAAATTTTTAAGAAATTATTTTGAAAGGAAGATGTACATGAAACGATTTGCGAACTTTACAAACAAGATGCTTTTAGCTCCGGATACAGGAGGTACCGGCGGAGCTGTAGGAGCGGAAGCATCTGCCGGCGCAGACGATATGGCTGCAGATGATGACGGTGGAACTGCTGCCGAAGGTGCCGAAAGCCAAAAGGGTCAAGAAACTAACAAGAAATACGACGAGGATTATATTAAAAAGCTTCAGGCAGATTTTGAGTTGAAACTTAAGGAAGAAAGGGAACTGGCTGCTGCTGAGGCTTTGAAAAAAGCTAGCATGAAACCAGACGAAAAAGCCGAATATGAGCAAGAACAAAGGCTCAAGGCGCTGGAAGATCGAGAAAAGGCAGCTGCTTTAAGAGAGCTGCAGGCCGATGCGGCCGATGCTTTATCCGAGAGAAATATCAGCAAGAAGTTTCTCCCCTACGTTTTAGCCGATAATCTGGAAAACACCACAAAGCGGATTGATGCATTTAAAGCTCTTTTTGATGAGGAACTGCAGGCCAAGCTTATGACCAAGCTTGCTGGCAAGACACCGCCTGCCGGTTCAGCTCCCGGTGGAACGTTATCGTTAGAAGAACAGGTAAAAAATGCCCTTAATGGCTAGTATTTAATTTTATGGAGGTAAACAAATATGGCAAATGTATTAGAATATGCAAAAGTATTTCAGAACCAACTTGATAAACAGGTTGAAGCGGCAGCTACCAGCGGCTGGATGGAAAAAAATGCTGGAAGAGTACAGTATAACGGTGGTAACGAAGTAAAGATACCTACAATCAATATGGACGGTCTTGGAGATTACGACCGAAATAAAGGCTTTGTTGAGGGCTCTGTTACCTCTGCATATCAAACGAAGACTATGACAATGGACAGAGGTCGTACCTTTAAGCTGGACTCTATGGATGTAAATGAGACTAATTTTGTTGTAGAGGCCGGAGCTGTGCTTGGGGAATTTCAGGCGACTAAAGTTGTGCCGGAGCTTGATGCATACCGTTATAGCAAAATAGCTGCCTTGGCCATAGCTGCAGGACAGGCTAAAACCGGATATATGCCTGATGCAGAAACTATCCTCAATCAGCTCAGAGAGGATATGTATAAGATTTACGATAAGGCGGGAGACGGTATAAGCCTTGTCATATCCATAAGCACTTTAGTAGCACAAATATTAGAGAACTCTGATAAAATATCCAAGACTTTGAGCGTGGGAGATTTTAAACAAGGCGAAGTTAGCCTTAAGGTTAAAATCTTTGATGATGCCCCTCTTATAAGGGTACCATCGGCACGCATGAAAACAGAGTACCTCTTTAAAACTGGCGGCACGGGCCAAACAGAAGGCGGGTTTACTGCTACCGAAACTGCTAAGGACATTAACTGGATTATAGCAGCTCAGAGCGCCCCTATAGCGGTAAGCAAGACAGATACAGTTAGGATATTTTCCCCGGATATTTATCAAGATGCGCACGCGTGGAAAATAGATTACCGTAAATATCATGATTTATGGATACCGGATAATAAATTAAAATTGGTGTTTGTGAATACGAAATAAGGAGGAAAAAGCAATGGCGATTTTACTTAGAAGACTTAATGTTGTAAAGCAGGCAGAAACGGAATACGAGGCAGAACGCCTTGAAGCTAAAGGATTCGAAAGGATTTCCTCGCCGGAAAATGAGGTCGAGGAAATCCTTGAAGATATGAGCCTTACCCAGCTCCGGAAGCTTGCAAAGGCCAAGGGCATATCCGGTGCCAGCAAGATGCCTGCTGATGAGCTGCTTCCCCTCCTTCAGGAAGCTGGAAAGCCGGAGGGCGGTGAGGAAAATGGAGATAACTCCGGAGGCGCTCCTACAGGAAGTGAAGCTCAGGCTTAATATCAAGCCAGAGGATACGGAAAATGATGGGCGGCTTACCAGCTACATCAATGAAAGCGTAGAAAAGGTTAAGGGCTACTGCAACATTAAAAGGCTGCCTAAGGGGTTGTTTTATACAATAGCGCAGATAGCCGTTGACCTTTATAAATACCGCAGTGCCGACAGCAAAGCGGTAATATCCGAGACTCAAGGCAGCCGGAGCATGACCTATGCCGGTAAGGACGAGCTGGACGGTATTATTACTGGATATGCCGCTACTTTAAACCGCTATCGGCGGATAAAGGTGGTTTAAATGTTTTTAAACAATACTTTAACCAAGGTTATACCAAAAAAAGTTGACATAGGGATGGGCTACACAAAGCTTGAAATGATTGCTACATATGACATTTATGATACTGATAGGCAGCCCTACTCGCCCCAGCTTGCCCGGAAGCAATACGGCTTATCGGACGACGGCGTAAGGTATCGCTGTTTTACCCAAAAAAGAGGACTTAAAGCGGGCGATTACGTGGCCTGCGAAGGTCTTTTTTATTTGGTTTTGCTAGTAAACGACTGGGAAAACCATTCGGAGATTATATTGGGGGTGTTTAAAAATGGCGACACCGACATCGAATGTTGAAATTGCTGTTACAAAGGGCGCTTTGAAAATAGAGGCAGGCGCTAAGCGCAGGGCTCCTGTAGATACAGGATACCTCCGAGAAAGCATTAATCACAGGCTTGAATTTTCGGAGGATGAAACAGTGGCCATTATCGGAACAAACGTAGACTATGCTCCTCATCAAGAATTTGGCACTGAAAAGATGCCGCCTCAGTCCTTTTTACGGCCGTCGCTTGAAGAGGAAATCGAAGGCATTAAAGAGGATATCAAAGCAGCACTTATAAAGGACGTAAAGGACGGGTTCGGATGGGAGTAAGAGCAAAACAAAAGATTTTAGACATTTTAAAGGCCGATGAAGGGCTTAAGGCTCAAGTTAAAAAGGAAAATATATCCTCAGACTGGCACGATATAAAAAAGGGCTACCCCCAAATTACCGTAACGCAGATTACACGCAGGCCGGGCGCCTATACAGATGACAGCGTTTATTTCAGGTTTCCCCTGCTCCAGATTGATATTTGGAGCAAAGGGAATCCTTTTATAATTGCAGACTTGGTACAACAGGCTCTATATGAGGCGTTTGGCTGCGAAGCAGCAAATGAGCGGGAGCAAAATGCAGAAAACATAAACAGGGTAATTTTAGAGTATAAAATAATTGAAATTTGAAAGGAATTGATAGCATGGCTGGAAATAAAAAACTGGCATTACAGGGGTTTTCAAGGCTGAAGCTTTTCCCCGTAATTAAGAACGACACAGAAGGTTATACAACAGGAGAGGGGTTTGACCTTCCTGAAGCGCAGGAAATGACCAAAGAAACGGATTCTTCTGAAACAAAGATTTATGCAGACGATAAGCTTTATCTTAATATGAAAAGCTGGAATGGCCTTAAGGTTACAATTACCGTAGCAGAAATGGACCTTGAACTTATGGCTAAGCTTGGATTTGGAGAAATAGACCCGGAAACAAAGGTTCTTAAGTGGAATCCTCAGGGAAAGAATCTTGAATATGCCTTATCCTTCAGATGCGCTACTGCAAGCGGAGACTACCGTATGTACAAAATGTTTTCATTCGTAGTAAGCGAAATTAATGAATCCGGCATCAAAACAAAGGGCGAAGGCTCCGAAATTAATGCCTATCAAATCGTCGGCACGTTTACCAAAAGAGTTATTGACGACAGCCCGGGTGAGATTAAGGACACAGAATCGGCCGCTGATTTGGCATGGCTGGATACCATAGAAAGTTTACCGACTGAGCCGTAGGAATTGACATAAAGCCCCTCTTGTTAGTATACTGATAGTATTATTAAGGGAGGGGTTTTTATGAAAAGGATAATATGTCTACTGTTATTAACGCTAATGATTACAGGTTGTTCTAATAGTGATACTAAAACAAGTGACAGCACCGAGGGCGGAAAAAGCGAAAGCGTTGATATAGGGATAAAAAATGAAGATAATGAACGCATTCTAATGGGTATGACAAAAGATAGCATTGATAAAATATTGTACACAAAAGGGGATATTCTTGAAAGTACGGGCTATAGCGAAAGATATATATATTACATAGATGGCGGTTCTGTGGCGGTCGAGTATGTCGATGATGCGGCAGAGTGGATTATGATAGGAAAGACTAAAGTATGGCGGCCTATCGACGGAATGCCGATAGGGAGTACAAGAGACGATATAATTTCATACCACTGGTTTGATAAAGATAAAATTTCTATTCGTCCTGTAGCTTTTTTATATAAAGATGATAATCTAGTTAAAGAACAAGTGCCCGATGCTCCGAGAGAAGAATGGGGCGATTACAATTATTTAGCAATGTATGATTTCATTGAAAGCGATACGTATTGCGATGCATTCAGTATATCGTCCAGCAAGTTAGGAGAATTATCAGCTTCAAGCAAAACCGAAAATCAGGAGCCGGAAGAAGAGGAAAGGGACTATGAAAAACTTGTAATAGAAGCTGATAATAAATTGACTGAATATTTAACTGTTAGATTTGGAATTTTAAATGATTTGATAACTATAGGGTTAGATAAATCAACTCCCGGAAACTTCTATACCCTTACTGATAGTGATATTACAGTTGAAATCAAAGCAAAGATTAAAGTCGCTGATGAAGCAAAAGCACAAATGCATGAGGCTATAAATAAGCTTGAAAAGGCACCAGAAATGTATGCTGAGAGAATAAAAGACTTAGTATCCATGGTAGATATGATT